TAGACGAAATTACTCACAATCCTACGGATGTACGTGAGGCGTAAGTGGGGACTCGTCTATAATACCCCACCACGCTCAAAATAAACTCCTGTCGTAGTGGGACCAGAAGGGTCCCATCTCGATGTGACTCAATATGAGTCAACTCTAAAAAGAAAAAGGATTCTTAGATGTTTGGAATACCGGTGTTGACATCATGAAATTTCGAAGCAAGCATATAGGCGTTAGCCATGCTGTCGAACATTCCTTCTGTCTTAATCCGAGCGTATTCTAAACCATCCATGTGCGCGAGCACACGTGTGGAATTATCGCAGGAAAATTCATCCATAGCGATATCAAACAACTCGGATTCCAAATTCTCTTCATCATCTGATGGAGTGCATGGTCCGGCATTTTGAACGTGAACGTAACTGAAACAGTGATTGCAGTCGGGAGCTGTGCATGAAGCCACCACACCAAGAGCATCATCGGAATAATATTCCTCGTAATGTCCCGGTTGGAAACTCCATTCCTCTTCTTCATCTATGGGTTTCTCACCATAGTGATTGCAACCGACTGATGGACAGATGTTATATCGTCCATCTTCTCGATGTTCGACAATTCTTTTATGTCCGTTTCTGTACGTTTTGTGACCTGATTCTTCAATTGGAAGGTCGATCCAATCTTCTCCACCCCTGAAATGTTTTTGAGTCCAAGAGTTCAAATCCGTCCTACAAGAACGAATTGCGTACTCCAGACCCTCTGACATTCTCAAGAGAAAACTCGGTTTATCACTTGGAACAGTCTGAATCAGTCGATTAATATTCGACCTCTGCTGCCTCAACAATTTGAGAGTCTCTTCCATGTCAGTCATAGCCTTGAGGGCCATTCCGTGGATGGAGGGTTTTGTTTTGGGTTGTGTTTGCGTTGCTGTATCCATAAATGGGTGCCGTAACGCGAGCTGAATACGACTCGGGGTGCATAGCTCTTCCTTCCCACCGAGAAGTCCCTACTATCGTAAGGGATTCACACGCAAAGAGCTTATCCTTTGGTTAGCTAAAAGACATTTTGCTAAGTTTAGCTACTCGGCCAGTGGTTCGTACTCGACCGTTGGTTTTCACTATTCTGGCGCAAAATGGTTGTCCTGAAGGGACTTTGAATTTTGAACAGTTTAAAGACTTGTTCAGGTCTGTGTTCGGTTTTGTAAGAACTGATGTTTCAGGCAGGGTCCGTTTCGACTCTTTCGAGTTTACGTTTCTCCATTCCTCCTCCCAAGATTGGGGTATCATGTACCTTATTAAACCAGCACACTACACTTAGACAGTGATGGATTTACAGCTTTTCAGCTAACCTCTTATCGTTCTCGTGATACTGGCTCTTGGTCATCAGAACTGATAATGTACTTAAAACGAAGGACTAATGTCCTCAAGGTATTCTTGCCTCGTCTTACGAACGGGGTAAATACTCGTCTTATCGTACAAAGCCGTTGTTATGATTTGAACCCATTTGTCAAACACTTCAACGGGGTGATGCGCAAGTTCCCTGAATGCAGTTTCGCAATTCTGAACACACGCATCGAGTTCATCTGGGCATCTTCGAACCCAATTGACACACTCAAGAATTACCTCGAGGGTCAACGGTGCTCTCCACACACCATCTTCGAGACGGAATCCTCTCTTGAGGTAACTTACCTCACTGAGACTCCTCCATGGAGCAACTTCTCCCATGGTTTTCGCTTCGTCGGTATAAATCATACCGAATGTTTCGTAAGCCCTGGTGACCGTTTTCTGGTTGAATTCGTCTCGCACAGCATCTGAGAAATTGATGACGTTATCGTCACCATAACTCACCATTGAAACGTTCTCGGAAAAAGCCGGAGCTTTCTTTCCTTCGAAACAACGATAGTAAGCAATTCTCATCGAAACTGAGTTGTAAAACGAATTGAGAATGGTCGTGAGTGGGTTCCCGGATGGTTGAGAATGAGTCAATTGAATGAATTTTCCCGAACACAAATGAATCGAGTTGAATACTTCCAAAAGGAGTACCTCTCTTACTCGTGCGTTTTCAGGTCCATCATCGTAAAACTCATTTGCAACAGCAGCAAATTCCTTCATGATTCCAGAGTTGAGTGTTCCGTCGAATTGGGAAAAATCCCCGGCGAAAACTTTCTTTCCAAACTTTGTGAGATGTTTCGCTGTTTTCAACCAATCGATGTCGAATGGATTTGTTCCAACAGATTGTTCATTCTTGATTCTGTTTTCCATGATGTGGGCAATAAAACCCAGGAAATACATTCTGAATGCAAGAGTATAATCCATTGGTCCATGAG